CATTGAGGCAATCCGCTTTGCAAGATCGTCCTCTTTGGCTAAGTGATACAGGATTTGTGGGCCTACGTCACTTTCCAAAATGGCATCACGAATGGGGTCGCTTACCGCAACACCACTTGAGGCCACCATGTCATCGAAATCAGGTATCTCTGCCTTCGCTGCTGCAACTTTATTAGCCCAACTAGAAATCACTTTCTGTTGCGCCTCATCTGCCCTGCGCTGCAAATCTTCCTTATCTCGCCTAACCAATGCCTGCTCAGCCGACCAATCTGCTAATGCCTCTGCATACTCAAAGGCATCAGTAAATTGGCTCGGTTGAGGCTTTTCGTCAGCATTTTTAGCCTGTTGGGGCTGTTGTTGCTGCCTAATAGCCGCTATCTCAGCTTCCAGCTTTTGCCTTGCTTCACGTTCTTGCTGCGCTTCTTGGCGTGCCTGTTCGCGTTGCTTAGTTATCTCTGAAAACCGCTTTTCGAGTTTCGGATTCTGTTTCCGTTCCTCTGTCGGTTTAGCTTCTTTTTCTTCGCTTGGCTCACTCTGTTCTGCTTCCTCAACCGGCTCTGATGTTTCAGCCTCGGGAGTCTGGCTATTGTCAGCTAATCCAAGTCTATTCGAATAAAAATCTGCTGCGTTCTCGCTAGTCAATACTTGACCGGCTTCTTTTTCACTTGACATAGGTTTCCCTAAGATTTTTACCCAATTAAAACCTAATTGGTAAGGTTGTGTGGTTTATACCACAAATTTATATTGCGCGTTCGGTTGTTTCCAATGAAGCCGCATGAGCCGATGCCTTATCCAAATTTGCCAACATTAAGGCCACTTCAGCCTTCATGCGCTCAATTTCCAATTGGGTTTGCGTTTTCAGCACAGTATCGTGCGCCGTGGTCTCAACTTTGAGTTCCATTTCCTTATGGCGCTCGGCGTTCTTCAATTCAATATCGTGTGCGCGGTTGGTTTCTTTAATGATTACTCGCTTAGTTTCTGCATCTTGCTTGACTTGCTCAATGTCCTGACGTTGCTTAATCATCATCTGCATTTGCTGCATCTGCTGCTGCATTTCTTGCAATTGCGCTTGGCTTTGCTTCAATTGCATCTGAACTTGCGGTGGGACAGGCGATTTATCGTCAATCTGAGCCAGCGGGTTAGACGCTGCAAGGCGGTCTGCAATGATCTCTGCGCCAGGGAAGTCCATGTTTCTGAACACCAAGTCACCAGCAACCTTAAACAAGTCAGGGTTGCCCGTTACCAATGGCATCATGGATTCAACAGCAGCTTGGCGCTTGGAGTTAAAGCCTGGGCCTGTGTCCATAACCACGTCATATTGCCCAACAGTCATGTCGTGCATGACCTTAAACACGCCATTTTCGTCCTGCTTGCCTTCGTTAATCGTCACCAAATCAGGCTTGCCATCATCCCCAATAATCCGCATCACGCGCTGCGAGTCGTAAATGTGCGGAATTAGGTCTAGGATAATCTTGCCGGTGTGGGCAATAGATTTGGTCAGGTTGTCGTAAAAATCAAAGTTAGTCAGGTCAACTTGCTGCTGCTGACCATTCAAAGCCTTGCCCGAAATATTGCCTGGCAATTGCTGGGACGGGTCAAATATGCCCATCAACGTGGCTATGTCTTGGTTTATCCCTGCGGCTGCTGCCATCACACCAGCGGGCGGCGGCTCGGGTTGTAAGCGCTGTGGAGGCGGAGCAGTTTGACCATCAATATCGGTTTGCTTGTAACGCAGCAATGGGAATGACTTGACGTTAGCCGCTGCCCATTCGCTTTCATGGCCCTCATCTTGGCCCTCAGCCATAATCCACTTGGCCTTTGGAGCAAGCGCAACCGACTCGGTAATGGTGGTCTGCCAGAAGTTGTACATCCGCTGCGCGTCTTTAGCGTGGCGCACCATGCCAAACTTGTGGCGCTTGTCACCGATGACAACGTGCCGTCCATAGACGGGCACAACGGGAATATAAGTACCAGGCCAGTCGCGTTCCTCAATAACCTCGATTGCGGTCAGCTTCTTCCACTTAATCGTGCGCTTGAACGACTTGCGCTCATCGACGATTTGGATACCTGCCGCCTCTAAACGAGCGCGGAAATCTTTACCTTCGGCAAATGTGGACGTGCCATTAGACAATTGGTAAAGGGTTGCCGACTCGCGGTGAACGTAAAAATACTCGGCAATGCGGATATCCTCTTTGGTTATCCATTCCGATTGGCTGTCACCCGTGCCGCGCTGGGTAAATGATGTTCCATCATCATTGTTTGGATACAACTTGCGGAACTTAGCCTTGCTCATCATTGTTGTGATTAAACAACGCTCTGCGTCCGAACCATCTACCGCTTCGGAATTAGGGTCAAAGTAAACCGTAAAAGGGTTAGGAATTGAATCAATGTAGATTTCTTGGTCAAACGAATCTTCCTTGACGTAATCCGTAGTGACGCGCCAATATCCCCATCCCATCCTTACGGCGTGGTCAAAGCCTGTGTCATACGCGTTGTCGGCGTTGGAGTTAACCTCAATATGCCGAGTCATGCCTTCAATCACTTCGGCGGTCTTTACATCCGCTTGGTTGTTAGTGGCGTGAACTTTAATGCGTGGGCGTTGCTGGCGCTGTTGGTTGGTCACCTGGCGGCAGTAGCCATCTAGCTTGTTGATGGTTAGGACAGGCCGAGATTCAAGGTTGCGGGAGTTTTGCAGTTCAACAGGCCATTGGTCGCCATTGACAAACTTCAAATCCTCCAAACCTTCTTGGCGGTTTTGAGTGTCTGCATCATTACAGAGTTTGAGGAAGTCAATTGCTTCGTCAATGATTGGGTCAATATCCATTTAGGCCATCCATGACTGTGGTACTTGGTATGTCTGTTTAACTACCCGTTTCTTCGGCTCATTAACAACTAACCCTAACATCCTAAACGCATCCGCGCCATGCGAATACTCATCATGCACGGGGTTTTTGCTAAACGCCTTGGTGTCAGGGTCAACGTCAAACCTGTAATGTCGTAAACATTGTAGCCCATCCGCGCAGTTTTCCCTATCAAACCAGCAATTTCGGAATAATGTACGCGCCGCGTTGATACTGTCTACAACCGGCGTTCTAGGGATAATTTTGGTTTTATACCCTGCTGCCCGCACAATTTGATCAATAGAACGCCCTGCCGCGGCGAGGGTCTTATTCTCTGCATCGTGTGGCAACCATAGTGTATCGTAAACGTAGCCGTAAGTTTGCATCTTTGCCAGGTACTCGGAAATAGTCTTTTGGCTATCTTCATGGTAGCGAATCAGCCTGGTCTCCATGCCTATCCATTGGACAAACCATATAGCCGTGGCATCTGACCAGCCCAAGTCAAATACGGCGTGGACGGGTTTTGTTGGGTCATATACCACCTTGGTAATGCGCTGCTCCAAGTCTGCCATCTGCATCTCACGGGCGAACACCGCACCATCTACGGATTGGCGGCAGATTCCCTCCCAGACGGTGTTATACGATTCTGGGTCGCGGTCACGCAGGGCATTCTTTTCTAAGTCTAGCGTCTCAGGAAACCAGGGGTTATCCGACCAGTTAATCTTTTGAACTACAGAGTTAGCCGGTGGGTGGATAACAAACCGCTGGTAAGTCTCATCCGTCTCCAACTCAGGGTTAAACGTCACCCATATTTCGGAGTCCTGTTTACGAATGGTAGGAATCAGGACGTTCCACGACAAACGGCTGGTCGTTTGGGCTTCTTCCACCCAGCAAATGTCAACGCCTTCATAGGATTTGACGTTGGCTACATTGTTTTTGAGGCCAATAAATGAGAATTCAGTCCCGTTCTTGCCTCGAATGCTGGTTTGGGTGATCTCATAAAACCCATCTAAGCGCAGGTCAATGATCTGGTCGCACAGCAACTTATGGACGGAATCTCGAATGGATGTCTGAAACTCACGGGCGCAAAGGATACGCAACGGCCTTTGAGCGCCTTTAATCAGCAGCGCCCTAGCAACGCCCCAAGATTTAGCGCCGCCACGTCCACCATACAAAACTCGATAACGGCTTTTCTCGGGCTGAAACAGGCATTGCAGCTTTTGCGGAAACTGCGCATTGGATATTGCGCCAGCTACGTCACTC